AGATGCGCTTTCACACCATTTGCCATGATACATATTCTGTTTTTTGTCATGTACATCTGACTAACCATGTTTAATATTGCGTATAAGTCAATCTTTCCGGTGTACTGCTGACCGGTCTTGCTGCAAGTTAGGTCTAAAGTGATATCAGGTCCTATGCATGTTATTCTTAGCGACAGTATTATGCAAAATTTATCTACCTTGTTCAGCGTCTTCCATGTTATATCATCATTTAAATGATCGATAAGCTTGTGAAAATAGTTTTGTGTGTTGGTATCATCCTCATTCGCTAAAAACTTCACCAAAACTATATGGTGTTTGTTTAAAATCTCCCTAAAATTAATATGTTTGTCAATACTAGGAACATACACAGGGTATGTGAATTTCATCTAAATATTTAGTAAATAAATTAACCACCGGCAACAATACCTTTGGCTTTGCTTATGGCAGCCTGAACAGGATCCACGCCAGTGACTTGTGTGATACCGTTAATAATGCTGCTAATTTTTCCGGCGCTGAAGTTCTTTATTATCTCCTCAACAGGAATGAAAGGTATACCACCTACACTGTAGTTCGTATAATACCACGTGGTGTTGTATGTTTGCATCTCGGTTCCATTACTGGCTAGATTGGCTTCTGATATAGAAGCTGGTGCGCAATTGTAAAATCTCCATACTTTTCTTTGAACTGATGATCTTTTTTGATATGTTTTTGCCAATTGTATGATTGTGATGTTGGTTTTTATATTTTTTGCATCAGTCTCTCCGTTCTCAGGGAAGTCTCCTGGTCGCGCGACCAATCCTAAGTGACTGGTGAGTATCACCCAGGGTCTCAACACGAAATCAATAAAAGATGTATTGGTTTCGAGGAATTGAAGTGTCAAAGGTGTCATGTCTTGACGAGGATCTGCATATAAACCACCTAAAAAGCCTCGTTGCTTGGGTACTTTGGCATAATTTTGTTGAACTGTCTCACCTGGTATGTTGCATCCTTGTGCAAATATACAACCAGCTACTTTTTGGTTCAAATAACTTGTTGTAACCGCGACATTTTTGTCAATATTGTTTTGAATGCCGTCTCCGTCACCTGTTGGTTCAACTTTTTGGAGCATGGCAGTACTCACCGCGGCAGGGAAGTGATCTATCAACACTAAGAATTGAAATGTGTTGGGTATGCTACCAGACCACGTGGAGAGCTGTCGGAGAAAGTGGTTTCGAAAGCTTACCAGTGGTGTTAATGGTACATTGGTACCAAACAGCTGTATACTAGCGGCTCCCGGGTTAGTCAAGATGCTCTTGGCACCTCCTGCTAATTTTTGTCCAGCTGACCTGAGTAAATCACCCGCGAAGTTCATACATAATTATTTATGCGAACTAGTCTTTTGCTGGTGTGATTCTTTTCCAGAAGTGGTATGAGAATGTTACGTTGAAATTTACAGGAGCACCGGTTCCTTCAATTGTATATGCGATTTCACCAACCTCTGTTGGGTAACAACCAACAAGCTGGTATTGAGCAATACGATTCAGTTGAGTGTCAAGCTGAACCAGATCAATTGTGGAGGTGGCACGTGGAGTGAAGTAATTACCTGTGCTGTCTGTATCATCAAATGTATCATATGACCATTTCTCAAACAATCTTCTCAATGCTGATTGTTGATCAGCCATGAACGTCAATGCGTAGGATCCACTGTATGAAGCACCACCAGGTACATTGAAGTTGAGACCCATGTATGGTACCGCCTGATTGTTTATGGTTCTTGCTGGGATGCTTCCACCACGAGCATACACGAGATCGTCTTCGGTGATTGACACGTCGCTACCGTCTCCGGCTTGGATGGACAACACTCTGAATTGAAAGTCACGTGAGAAATCACGTTCTTGTGCTACTCTGTAGAAATCTGTTATTGTTTGTTTTACGTCTGCCATAATATTATTTATTCTTAGCCTACTAATTCACTGAAGTCTTGACTTGTACGAGTTGCGTAAAAGTTGACCAAGATGAATTCAGCGGCACGTACCGGTTTGATATAGATGTCAATCACCATTTCGTTTTGATCGATCACGTCTGGTGTGTTGTTACGTTCGTCACACACGATCAAGTAGTCGTACATACCTTCTGTGTTCTTGACATTCTCGAATATAGGTGTCAACACGTTCACCACCTGTGTTCTGGTGAACAACGTGTTGGGTTCAAATATGAAATATTTGACTGTGGCTCGTACGGCTTTCTCAAGATACAAGAACAAACGACGCACATTGATCCGATCGAATGCACTCGGCTTGCGTTGCAACGTTTTCTGACCAAATACCACAAATCCATCGTTAGGGAAGTTGGCTACTGGGTTCATGTTGATCTTGTACAATTGATCTCGTTCTTTTAGTTTAGGATACAATGCTAGATCACTCACGTTGTTCAACACACCACGTGTGAAACCAGCCGGTGCGTACCAAGGCTGGAAATTAGCATCAGTGTTGGCCATCATCCCGGCGGCGAAGCCACTGGATGGCGCCCAGATGCCTCTGTTCAACGTGCCATCAAACACTTTCACCCAGTTACCAAATGCGCAACTGTAGCTACTGTTCACGTTGCCTTGAATATGACGCAACGGCCATTAGATGTGTTTGCTGAAATATTTCTGTGTCACAACGTCATTACCACGAGCATCCTTTTCTTTGAATGTTTGATTGAGTGTTTTGGAATTTTTTCCTTGTACAAAAATGTATCTCAAGTTGTCCGAGATGTGCATCAAATCTTTTCTCTTGTTGGCCGCGAAATTGACAAACGCGTCATTCACATAACGATACGCCATCACTATACCACCCTCATCAACTGTCTCCCAGTCAGAAACAATCTTGGTTTGATACAAATCATCAACTCCTGTGTCATCAATCGCCACTGGTGCTTCATCATCAAAACCACCGGCCGAGCCACCGCTGGTACCAGCGTAAATAGTTCCAAGACCGGCTTCAACTGTTAAATCCAGTGGATACAACTCGTAATTGTCCACAACCTCGAACATACGCTCCAGTTTCGTGGGAATGGCTCCAACTTTGAGCGTGCGCTGACTGGTGTCCTTGAAAACACCCATGGGATACAAAGCGTTAGCTGGGTTGACCACATAATCAGTGGAGGTAGTATCATCTGCGCTCCAGGGATTGGGTTTTCCTATAGTTAAATCTGATCTGAATGCTGATGTGGCGACTTGTTCTGTCTCGTCCAAATAGATTCCGAAAGCGCTCACCGGCTTGGTTGTATGAACACGAACTTTTTTCTTGGACACGCCCAGATTATGATCAAACCAATCACCTTGATTCAAACTGATGTTAGGATTAACAAAAATCTCGATGTTGGGTGTGCCTACTTTGCTTTCAGCTACATCCTCGATGAAATGACTACCAGCAGCTCCACCATTTGGGTTGTTGGCTTTCTTGTAACCATTCAACGATCCAACATATGTTTCTGCTAGAATATAATCAAGCTTGGTTGTGTCCGCAGCCATCACGGATTGTCTGATCTTGAACAATCCAATACCAATTGTGTCGTCAAATTCTGCAGTACCGAGCTCGATGTCGGTCATGTTCTCCAGCACCTCGCTCACACTAGCATTTGCTTGTGGTGTTCCAGCTCCAAGAGCTGCAGGTGCGCTTGTGCCGCTGAGCGGAAAGTTGAGACGTTGTGAGGGTAATGTGAGATATCGATCAGTCGGTCCGTTTGAACCGGTGAGTTTGTTGGTGATACTGTATACTGATGTACACCCGTCAAAATCAGTCGCAGGGTTCAAGTTGGTGTTGTCGATCAATCCAACATAATAACCTTCGAATTTTTCATTGATTATGTTCTTGCGGCTGTTCAGCACCACCAGACCACCACCGGCTGTGATTGCATTTTCAAAAGTGTTACCAAAAGGTGTTCTGTCACCATCTTTATTAAACATTTTGTCACTCCACTGATAATTGCCCTGTTTAAAATTATCGTACTCTTCAGCTGTGATGTTGTAGTTCTGAGGTTCTCCAATGTAATACACAACACCCTCGCTCCATTTAATATCTCCCTCTGTTGCTAATGTTGAGGATAGATCTGGATGAGCTGTTAAATCTTCCGGAGTGGCGGAGTCGCTATAAAATGTGGAGTGAGCCGCTGTTGAGTCATTTTGTTTATCTGCTTTCATCGCGACAATTGGGTAAACCAATGCACTGTACATGTCGGCTACATCACCGTTGTCACCTTCAGCCCCGTATGGTAATCGGTAGATGAACGTGTTGGCTGGGCTGTTCTTCGCGGCTTTTACCGTGTGATAGAAATATCTCTCAGCAGCATTGGTGGGTGTTCCATAAACTTGTTCAAATTCACTTGTGGATGTGATCTCGATAACTTCTTCAGTGGGACCTTTTTGGCTGAAACCAGCAATCAGTATGTTTGTACCGACTGGTAGATTGGGTCGCAATGAAAGATCAATCTCGCTAAGTTCTACTCCAGGGCTTTGTATTGTACGCATATCAATATTTAGTCATTATTGACTAGAAACTTTTGAATATTACAACAATTTTGTGTTGAGTTGACTGAAACTGAACTCGAATATGCTGTCAATCTGTGTTGGATCTTGGTAGTTGTAATTGATGGCTCCTAGACTCACGGGGACCACACCAATGTAATCAAATTGTATTTTTCTGTTGTTGTACTCGTCAAGACCATACACTGTGAAATTTGTTGAGTAGTCTCTGAACGGGCTGTTGATCAACGGTTGTTGGTCTTTGTTGAAAAATGCTTCACGGTTGTGATTCATCAGATTGATCCATTTGTATATCACCCAATAGTTGTTGAATTGATTGTCGATCACGAAGTTTATTTGTACATTGTTGTACTGCGGGCGGTGGTGACCAGCGAAGCGAAACACCTGACCTGAGTATGGTTGTTCCACTGTGTTCACTTGCACGGTCGGCACAACAGTACCAAATATGCTGAATTGTAAAGAATCTTGAACTAATTTTTTATCCAGTCGGTCTGGATTTTCTCTAGCGTTGGATTCTAACAATGCAACAGGTAACTGAAAAACTAGTATGAATTTGTCTTTCTTGGCTTTGTTTAAAACTGATTGTCTGATTGTGTTGCTCATAAAATTTCATATCCATTTGAGATCAAATCATCCATGTCACCAGGGTACTGATCTGTTCCACCGGCCATGATCATTGGCACCGGTGCGCCCATCTCGTCATTTTCATTATCGAACATCGAGAACGGATCCGTGAATTGGTTCAAACCGTAATTGAACGATCTCAATTTGAGTGGCTTGTCATTATCATCTCTTGATTCAACCTCAAAATATTTTTCTGTTAATGAGTTATCTAACACTATTAAAGACCAGATCAAAC